TTACCCGACAGACCCGTAATGAAAGTCGGATAAAAAAGACGGGACTGAATAATTTTTTTAACATCAGCAAAGTTACCAAACTTGACGAAGGTATCATCTTTTTTAGGAATGAGATTTTGTTCAACAGCAGGCATCGCAGGAGGTGCCTGATAAGTTTGTTCTAGTTTTTCCTGAACGGTCAGGTTCCAACGACCACGAGCAACCTTGTACTTATCAAGATGCTTAGATACAGTCGGATAAGAGATGTCGTTGGAGGCACAGTAACCACGGACATCGGCAGTAGTCAAATTGTTCCCATAAAGATCGCGAAGGGAATTGATCAGGGTTTCGGTGTTCACTCGTGCAGTCATCAGTGGATCTGTTTGGTATGTATCTAGTATACACGAAAAACCCCTTCTGAGAAGGGGTTTAGGACAGTTTTTCTATCGTCCATACTTGAACTTCATTGCCTGTAGGAACCATGCGTCAGTTAGGGACTTGGGTCCATGAATCAGGATTTGTACCTGTTTTTCTTTGAGGGAAGGGTCCGCCAATGCTCTCTTCTTCCACTCTGGCACTTCAATTGTCATTTTAGCACACCTCCATATTTAGGCAATAAGTTCAATAAATTCACCCAGGATTCTCTTATTCATCTTCTTACTTTTAAGACTCTTAAGAAAAGCAGATTTAATCTGGGACTTGGTAGCCTCATCAGAAACATGGAAATCGGAATCCTGTGACAATGCTGTCGAAGAAAGTCCGAAGTAAGAATGATATCCAGATCCCTTGATAGTAACAGTCTTATTTTTCTTCCAGTGTTGGAGGAGTTTATCAGTTTCAATAACCGATTCAGTATACCTGCGGATGAAGTTACCAGAATCCCTAGAAGCCAAAACACGAATACCAATAAAATTAGTATTCACAAAACGACTACGAAGTTGGTCCAACAGAGTTTCCGTAGGTCCATGATAGTCATCTTTGATCATATGAGTGTTTCCAGTAGACCGATCTCGGAGGAAACATTTCCTAGAGTAGACAGGGCGAGTGCCAGTGTAAGTCTCTTCTGGATTCCTAGAGTGAGGAAGAACGACATTGTACTTCATCGGGGGTGCTTCACCATCAGTTAGAACGATGCACTGAACCTTCTGAACCCCATTCCGTTTTTTAAAATCGGGAATGATCTGATTCATGCAAATCAAAGCCTCATTCAGAGGCGTGCCAGAGAGACTCAGGCGACGAGGATTCTGATATTGAGTATTCCACCGATGAGAGCTGTCATGACCTGCCACAACCCTGTAGAGGTTACGCATTTGATCTTCTAGAGCTGCACCACGAGTTGTACTAGTAAACAAGTTCATCAGACTGAATGACCGATCAACATACAACTCATTGTGTTTACGTTCTTGATGTTCTGGTGGAATGACGGCGGTCGGGTGCCCCATACTATCGAGACGGTTGCTGTCATAGGTAACTACATTCCACTCATTAGTGAAAGCATACACATCAAAAGGAACACTTACCTTCTTACAGAACCAAATGAGATTATAAAGTTGTTTGATTGTGTCAACCAGTACGTCTTGCATAGACCCAGACCAGTCAAGAACAAAGACCAGTCCATGATTCTTGCCTTCAGGGAGAGTAGTAACCTTCCTGAATAGATCTTCGTTGTACTTATAGGTGTGAAGTTTAGTACAGTCTAGGACACCAGTCCGAGAAATACTGGCACGAGCATAAGAATCGGCTGCCTTCTTGCACTCAAACTCTTTCACCAGATAGTTTACTTCCTTCTGAGCAGACTTCTTGAACTTGCGATATTCGTTATCAATAGACCCATAAACAAAAGGTTCAAACAGTTGTTGACATTCGTTGATGTGATCATGAACATCGGTGTTTTTAGCAATGACAGTATCCAGAGTAACAGTAGGCAACTCAAGATACACATTCTCAGCAAAAGAATGCATCCCAGTATTCAACTCTTCTACAGCATCTTCAAAACTCTTATCTGTAACTGTATCAAACTGATCCCCACCCTGTTTGTTCGGGGTAGTTTTCTGTCCCTGTGTTTCAAGATCACCAGAAGAAGATTCCTCTTCAGATCCATCAGACATGGATTCGGAAGCATCTCCGCCTCCAGAAGAAGACTGTGGAGATTGTCCGCCAGTCTGTTGGGTTCCATCAGGAGACTCCTGTGGTTCCTGTTCGTTCACTTCAGACTTACAGAAATCATACAACTCTTGAGCGACTAAGAGAACGTCACTAAAGGTTTCAACTTTCCTACAAAGATCTAGGAAGTGACTCTCACTATCAGCAAAAGGAATCTGGACAAAGTTCCCAATCTTAAACTGAAGATTGATTCGGTCTGCCAAGGAAAGGTCTTCAAGATTCTCTTCTTCAATACCAAAGAAGTCTTGATCCGACAATTCAGAATAACCTCGGTAGAAAGTCTTATTGAGTCCAGCAAACCTACGTTTGATAAGTCGTTCAATACGAACGTCTTCGATGATATTTACAAAACTCCTAGGAATATCTGGATGATCTTTTTTCCAGTCAATATTTGGAGTATACAGTGCATGTCCAACTTCATGCCCCACCAGAAGGTCGTATACGACGTTGGAAGCACGCTGCCACATCGGCAGGGTAAGAATACGTCGATCAACATCGAAGGAGGCAGTAGAGACCTGTCTATTCTCAATGATAAGGTCTTCAGTTGCCAGGAGTTTTGCCAGTTGACCCTTGACTTCGTAGTTGACGGACTTCATCTAGTGTTCCTGAATTGATCCTATCATTGCACGGTTTGACGGATCAGGAAAGGGGCTTTGTGCCCCTTTGTCAACTGACCACCTTGCTGAATCCAGATACCTTGTCGAAGGTAATTAAGTTTTCGAATTTATCGGTTAGTTCTTCAGTTTTATGAGAGATCACAAATATATTAGCATCTTTGATAATATAACGAATAAGGACAGTAAAGAAGTCTGTGCCCTGGGCGTCCAAAGAACTATCAAAGATTTCATCCAAGATCAAAAGATTTGTGGATGAAGAGTTTCTCATCTTAGCAATATCTCGCCAAGTAAACAAAAGAGCAAGATCAATTCGCATTTTTTCACCTTCAGAGAAGGACTCGTATGAGAAGTCTTCGTGAATAGGCGACTTGATACTTTCCTTGAATTCTTCATCTAGAGTAAAGTTAACAAAGAAGTCCATCTTTTGCAGATAATGATTGATCTGCTTATTCATGATGGGAAGGTATCTCTTGATGATTTTTGACTTTACGCCACTGTCTTTCATCAAGGATTGGGCAAACTCTAAGTATGTTTTATCTTCCGACTCTTTAGATCTCTCTTCTTCGCAACTCAACAATTCATTTTCAAGATCCCGTAGTTTGCTTCGTTCAGAATTTCGATTTTCAATTTGGTTGGTAGTTCTTTGAATTTCACCTTCGAGTTCTGAAGTCTGACGTTGATACTCAGTAATCTTTGTATTGTTGGTAGAAATGCCATAGTTTATCTCAGAGATCTGCGAGGATAGTTCTGAAAATCTCTTGTCTTTAGATTGTTCTAAAGCAATTGTTGATTTCAGATCATTATATGCATCGTTAAGCTCTTTGGCTTTACTTTCAATATCCCCAATTTTATTTAAGCGAAACTGTTCTTCAATATCTTGTTCGCAGGTAGGGCAAACCGAATTATCTTTAAAAAACTTATGATCTTCAGTCAAGTTCTGCATCTTTTGTTGCAGTTTTGATCTGATAGAAGAAAGTTTTTTGAGGGTTGCGTCAGATTTAGATAAAGAATCGGCCTCTACTTGAAGTTCAGTTTCAATGATTTTTTGATTCTTAATATTTTCTTCTTGCAAATTTTTAGAAAGAACAAGAAGTTCTTTTATCTTCTCTTGTTTTTTTCCAATACTTTCTTTGCCTCGCTTATCGAGATCTTCAATAAAATCTTTTTGCATCTCGATCTTGTCTTCGACCATATCCTTCTTGATCGTAAGTTGCCTGACAAGTTCGTTATTAGATCTAATTCTCTCCTTCAGAATATTACTCATGTCAGAGAAGATACGAATGTCAAGAAGATCCTCAACAATGTCTCTACGATGAGCAGCAGACAACTGCATGAAGGGAACAAACGTGGCAGATCCCAGGATGACTGTCTGAGTAAAAGACTTATAGTTTAACTTAAGAATATTTTCTTCAAGATACTTCTGCTGATCCGTTGCGCTTGGGAACTGATCCTGCATACGATCATCAACCCAGATCTCAAAAAGATTTGGTTTGATGCCTCGGACAATCTTATATTCTTTATTATGAATAGAGAATTCAATCTCAACCAGACAGTCTTTCTCGTTGACTGAGTTAACTAGTTGAGTCTTAGAAATTTTACGGAATGGTTTATTATACAACGCAAAAGTCAGGGCGTCCAAAATAGTGGACTTCCCCGCACCGTTAGTACCTACAATTAGATTTGTTTTCGCCTTAACTAAATCGATTTCAGTGAAACTATTACCCGTAGAGAGAAAGTTCTTCCATCGAATTTTTTCAAACTTAATCATTCTTTAGGAGGTATTACACAATCTTCTGGTGTAATGATTACATACTTATAATTATACAACTCACATGTCTTTATGGCGACCTCTTTGTCAATTTCCACAACCCTGAGAGGCACATAATCATCGGCTTCGAGAAGAACAATGAATCTTTCTGCATCATCTTCTTCTTCGAAGATATAGAGAGCCTTGTCTCCTTCATCATCGGTAACGGCATATGCGCCGTCTCCAGACTCTTCATCCAAGGCCAGAATGAACATTAGACCATTTCGCAAGCTTCCGTATAAACTTCTTCCAGAAGTTTCTTAACTCGATCTTTATCTAAATCAAAATCCGAGTCTTCAACATATTTATTAAGAAGAGTCACGGTGTCCTCTATTTTCTCGCCATCAAAATCCACTTCCTCATCATTGACAGAAAGATTTTCAATGATTTTGAGTTCATGAACATTCGCCTTGAAAAGTTTATCAATAAACTGTTCGAACTGGAATTGGTCAGACTTCTTTCTAACAACTACCTTTACAATCTTGTCTTTATACTTACTCGCATTGAACAAGGCAGGTTTAGTATCTTCATAAGGAATAACTTCGAAGATAGTATATGGATTTTGAACAAACTCCAACTCAAAGGTTTCAGTATCTAAGATATGGAATCCACGAGGGTCATCTACATCATTCCAGTAGAGTTGATATGGATTACCAAGATAAAAGATATGCCCATCACTACTCTTTGTATGATAGTGTCCAGAAAAAACGTAGTCGAACTTTTCGTACTTATCTTTGTCGTCACCGTGCTGTTGAACATTACCACGATGAAGTTTGAATCCATTGAGTTCTAGATGACCAAAGACAACTTTTGCCTTGGTCTTTTTCATTTTCTCAAAGGTTTCCTCACTATTCTCAGCACAAATCCAGGGAATTGCAAAGAAATTTAGATCACCTACTTTGTAATCACCAGGAGAAGAAATGGGAACGATATTGGTATAGTCTTCGAGAAGAGACTCGATAGAGTTGATCTCGTTAGTATTTTTGTAATAGGCATCGTGATTTCCAACGAGTTGCCACACCTTAACATCTAAATCAGCAAATCGATTATATACATGTTTCTTTGCCCAGTTTAGAGCCCAGAAGTCAACACTCCTTCGATTATCAAATGCATCTCCCATATGGATACACGCTTTGATTCCTCTCTCTTCTAGAGTAGGAAAGAAAACGTCTTCATAGAATCTTTGAAAGTAATCATGAAACGTTTTATTTCCCCTACGCCCTCCGAAGTGAGTATCGGTAATAATCGCAACCTTCATCTACGTTTTAGGAAATTAATAATAAGGTTAAGTAAAGACTTGCCAGCAGAACCTTCAAACTCTTCAAACATATACATGTTCAATCTAAAGGCATAGTTTGCCTCTGCGACTAGAGCGTTAATCATCGAATCATCGATGGGAAGGTTATCCAATATACCACGATAACACTTCTTATACAGTTTGGCATCATCGATATTGGGGAACTCATAGAATTCCAGTCCAAGTCCTTCGGGAGGATTTAAAGCTGTTTTGGCAATTCCTTTCAGAATTTGTCCACCAGAAAGATCTCCAAGGTAACGAGTGTAGTGATGTGCCACCAGATATTCTGGGGGACACGTCAAAATTCTATCCACATATTGTTGTGTCGCCAAAGAGGGGAAAACTTTTTCTTTCCAATTGGGACCATAGTAATAAGAAAGATCCCTTTCCAAAGAACTCTTTCTCTTTAGATCAGAAAGATTAATCTGACTTACAACTGGATGATCTTGCAACTGATCAATTCTTGTCTCCATCGCAGAATAGATGAAGTAGAAGTTTGCAATCAGTTTTCGATATTGCGTTTCATCCAATATGCCGCGGAGAAACGCAGCAACGAATTGGGTATTCTCCGCAGCAGAGTGAGACTTTTTAGTCCCTTCCTTTAGTTCTTTTGAGAGTTGCATGGCAGTCCGTCGTACTTTTCTTCAAATTCTAAGAATCTGATTTGTTTAAATCCACAATAGAGAGTCTTTGTATCAAAGTAATTAAATCCACCAACAATACACTCATTCGTTAATGTGTGTCCAATATTAGGTCTATTAGGCCCATAATCTTCTGGACGAATTTGTTCTTTCCATTGATAAGGGGTGGTAAGATCATCAGAAGTCATTGTATCTACCATCATCATATCGAAGAAGAGATCATCATCACATGTAACTGGATGTCTACTCAAGTTATCAGAGGCAATCTTAGTAACTCTATTCCAGAAAGGAGTGTCATACTTTGAACCAAACTGATAATGGAGAGACAAGGCATACTGATAGTCCAACATTTCCTGACGGAACCTTCTATTGGCAGTAACCAAAGCAGGGTAATCTCTCTTCTCAGCAAAATTACAGATATCTTCAGAAAGAAGTTTATAGTAATCAAGAGAAAGAGCCTGAAGTGGTTCGAGGAAGAACAGCCTGTTACCGTTCAAAGCCTCCCACTTACTGACAACCATGTTTTTCGCATAACGAGGTTTCCACTTGATCTGTTTAAACTCTTTATCCTCGCCATACATTCTTTTGAGTTCAGCAATCGCTTCCTCATCAGTAGTTTCTTGGTCGTTATACAGATAACCACAGTGACTTTCGCCGCCGTTGAGTTCGGGGAATGGAAGTTGGAATTGCCAACCATGTGGAGTTGCACGGTGTACAGTATGATGGTACTGATCCATTGTTGGAATATGGTGAAGCAGTGCTGCATTCACCGTAGGCATCAGAGGTTCGTCATACTGACTATCGTCCTCATTCCAACCACTACAATTTACAACAAAATCAAATGGTTTGCCATTAATTGTAATATGAGTTTCACCTTCAGCAACTTCATATCCGTTATAAACTTCTGGGTGGAACTTAACTCCACGCTTCTTTTCCAGCAGTTCAATAACATACTGATTCCATCTCTGGTTGTCCAAATGGAAAGCAGTATGATTACTGTTGAATGGGTGAGTAAACTCTCCGCCTACACCCCAATCAATGAAGTGTACGCCATTCTTGTAGGATACAATACCATCATCGACAAAGGTGCCGATACACATACCCAAAACATCGCGCATCAAACACGAGATGTGTGGAGTAGTCGATTCCCCCACTCGAAGAAATGGTCGGTCTGGATCGTAAAAATGTTCAGTCTGATGTCCTCGTCTGAGGAAAATCATAGAAGCCACAAGGGCACTAGTCCCTTTACCGATAATAGCAATTTTCATTGGTATAATTTAGATTGTACTGCGTCTTTAATAGAATTGTAGTCGGCCGAGTTTCCAAAGTCATCATCTACACTGAAGACTTCATCATATCCAGATCTCTCGATGATCTTAGTTCTAATTTCCATTTGTTTCTTCTCCTTCTGAATACGACGGAGGAAAGCATAATGGATAATTTGAGTGAAATAGGCAAAAGGATTGTTCGACTTTTCAGGATCGAAATTGCAAATATACTGAATACAATTTTCAATGCCATCAGAAACCATGTCTTCGCGGTACATGTAGTTTACGAAGTTTGGTTTGTATGCCAAGTGGTTTCCAATTTTGGAGAAACAATCACCTAGGTATTCATAACACCTTCGGAATTTTGTTGCTACAATACGATCTTTGTGTTCTTTGAAATATTTAATGGAGACTCGATGGTTTTCATGTCCGAGTTTTTTACCTTCATTAAAAAAATCTCGCAATTCAATGACCGCAGCCAAAAATTGTTTGTTATTTACATAATGTTCGGATCTCTTTCTAGTCGTTGGTCTAATTGCCATGCCATAATTACCTGTTTAATGGAACTAATTCCTTTGAAGATATTGTATCACATGAACTTAATCCTGACAAGTTGACAAGGCTTCAGAATATGTGTACAATTACTCTGTCAGAGTTCAGAATCAGTAGAAGCTTCTTTACTTCTATAGATTCTTTCTAACATAATACGAGCGTTGGATACCGAATCTAGGTATCCCATTTTTTTACTTACTTTAGTTTTACTGCTGCCTTTTACTCTTTGTCTTAGAAACTTCCTGTAGGCACGAGTCATATCACAGTCGTCATCAGCTTCTAAAATAGTGATGACTTTATCCATATCGATTACGATCATGGAATCACTTTGACTTTTAATCCATGGGTCGATTTTAACTCCTTCGACGCCAGTAGTACTAAGAGAGACTGTTGATACTTGTACAGGATCACTAAGAAGCAGAAGAGTACGGTTGCCTTCCTGGGTGGGGAGAATCTCTGCAAAAATTTCTTCACCAGAGATTAATTTAATAGTTCCGTAGAATTCTTCTTCATGCATAGGATTAATCCTTTAGTTTTATTTGTGTAAATTCATAATTGAAGTTTTCTTCATTGTAAATTTTAACTCGTTCAATTAAATGATTGAGTGTATAATTTTTTCTTTGATGGTAAGTGATGTCATCAGCGACATCGTATAATACTGCTTTGGTTTTGTTGTTACCTTTTCTAAGAACTCTACCTATTGATTGTAGATTTCTAATTCTAGATTTACTTGGAGAGGCAAAAACAACATTATGGAGATTTCGAATGTTTACGCCAGTTGAGAATGTTCCGTATGAAGCAACGATTATAGCATTTGACTCGCTGTCTACGATCTCCCGAACTTGTTCTCTTTCGGAAGCGTCTACACCACCATGGACGAAGAACACTCTTCGACCATCTTCTGCAGCACTATTTATCATTTCATAAAGTATTTGGCCATGACTCTCCACTCGGTTGTAGAGAATTAAGGTGTTGCCTTTTAAATGAAGGGCTAAATTTTTAATGAAATGATTTCTTCTGTTATGTCCGATAAGATATTTGATCTCATCTTCGTAAGTATTAAAACTTTGTGGAGTATGTTTTAATAAGAGAATTTTTATATCAAGTTTTGATAGATGTCCTTTTTCAATTAGTTCTGCCGTTTGGGTAATTTTATAACTAGGTCCAAAGAGTCCTTCTAAAACCCATTTATGTGTTTGTGATCCATCGAGAGTTCCCGTAAATCCATATCTATACTTACAGTCTTTTAGTTTGGTCATGATGCCAATAAGAGACTTGGATTTAAATTGGTGTGCTTCGTCTCCTACAACAACGTCATAGTCAGCAAAAAACTTTTTATCCAACTTGTAGATTGATTGCCAAGTTGTGATAGTAACTTGGCGTTTATCATACTTCTCTCTACCAGAATAGATCTTGTGGCAGTATTGCTCTGCGTCCCAACCATAATCTTCAAAGTCCTTGAACATTTGTTCAACCAGGGAAGTGGTTGGTACAACAAGCAAAATCTTTTTTCGGTGTTCAGTAAAATATCTAACAATCGAGTAAATCATCAAAGATTTACCAGAAGCAGTTGGAGATATTAGAAGCCTTCTATTGTATTTCAGAGCATCATAAACACCTTCAATTTGATAGTCTCTGGGTTTATGTCTTGCAATGGACGAAATATAATCCTTTACTCCTTCTTTTGAAATATTATCATTTCGTTCGAAGGGTGTTCCATAGAATTTATTATCTTTGAAACTCACGGTATAATTACATTTCTTTGCCCAAGAAACGATCTTGTCTAAGAGTCCGACGTAAATCTCTCCGTTGGCAGTAGAGAACAAACGAATCTTTCCGTCCCAATACTTACTACGATACTGGGGCATAAATTTTGCACCAGGAACATCAAACGTAAAATAGTCTGCAAGTTCCTGATTAATGTATGGTTCTGCCTCTACGGTAAGAAAAACTTCATTCTTCTTAGAAATAACAAGATCAGTCATATCCACGAATAAACCTCTGCCATTCAATTGAATTCTTAATCTGATATGTCCTATTAAGAATAGTTTTAAGAATGCTGTCAAGATAGTTAAGCATCATTTGGTGATACTCAACTTTCGTTAGGCATTTAATAAGTTCCTCATCTGCATCGAGATACTTATCGATGTCTGCTTTCAAAACTTTAAAATCAAATGGTTTTTCTGCATACACCTCAGGTCTCGCCTTACCTGTGTAATACTCCCATTTTTCTTTTCTTAAAATCTTGAACTTATTTTCTTGTGCCTTTTTTAACGTCAGGATGTTGTTATAGATCCTGTAGTATTTGGCGTGAAGAGTTGGAATTTTTGTAGACTCTAAGTGCAGGTCGTCATTGTCGATCTTAGCGTCTTCTTCCCATAACGATTGAATTTCATCAAGTGTCATCTATCAAACTTGTAATATCAAAGACAGTGTATTTAAATGTGGCTTCTGCCACAATATAATTTATATCAGTTGTTTGAGCGTCAAATTCAACTTGAGTCAGTTGAACTGGGAACATGTCTTTGAAATTCACCCTAGCAACAGATTGCATATTGCTGTTGAAGATAACTAGACCACCATCAGAATATGCCTGTGTGTTGAGTGGAATGGCTTCACTCAAAGACTCTGGGTATCCCAGGGCTCTCATCCAATTCGAAATCTCTAAGTAATTCTTTAGGTTTTCATCTACCAAAAATCTGATAGAGAAATCATTAAAGACTAACTTATCCCCTGGTACAGGAATGTCCTTCAGGTAAGTTGACTGTATGGCAACTCCCAAATCGATCGATGGAATGTTTGCTGACTGCGAAAAGAAGTCAACTGTAGGTGCCTTTTGTAGGTTGAACTTAAATCCAATCGGAGATAAGAAATTCCTGTTTCTGATCTGCCTATCCCAGGCAGTAGCTCTATCGTTACCAGAATAAGCCATGTAACTTTTTATTTGTATTTAGAACCATAAGTTGAACGAAATTGAAATTCTATCTTCGGATGTATTATTTTGTTCAACTGAATGTTTGAGTGCAGATGGGAAGATATACATATTTCCCTCAACAGGAAACCTTGGGCAGTTATCTCCTCCAATGTATCTTTCATTTAGAAAAACATTGCCATAGGACATAACTTCTCTTGGATCATAGAAAGTGATGGACCCACAATCACCCTCTGGTACTTTCACATAGTAAACACCAGAAAGGTCTACATGTGGGTGAGTATGTGCAATGTTATATGATCCTGGACCATTTATGTTTGCCCATGCACCATGTTGTCTCAGTTCCAGTTCTGGCCAAAATGGCAACAAGGGAAGAGATTTTTTTATCGCATCAATGATGGAGGAGAAAGTGTCATCACTATATGTTTGACTGTGCCATCCACCTCTGTTTGATCTAACACAACCCTCGTCTTTTTCTCTTAGCTCGTATATTTCTTTTTCGATCTTTCTATTATCAATGTCATCAAAACTCAGTTGAAACAATGGAGTCTGAAACATCATTTGATGTTCAACTGTGTCTGAGAGATGATGAGTCGGAAGATAGAAAGGCATAATATAACAGTCACTATTATATGTAGACATAAAAAAAGAGACCCCGAAGGGTCTCTGGAGAAGAGTGTGAAATGGATCACATGAGGTTTTGGACCTTGACTCTTCTGTAGTAACGGTTGGTGTTGGCGCGCAGGCGACCCAGACCCTGATCGGTTCCTTCTGCAAATGGGTTTGCAACGATACCGTAACGAGTCTTGAAGCCAATCTTGGGCTGGAAGGTGTCCTGACCGACGGCACGAACCATCTGGAGGGGAACATATGGGCAGTAGAACAGACCTGCGTCGTAAGGGGAAGAACCCTTGTAACCGACAACGTAGTACTGATCTGCAGCGTTGTTTGCAGCAAATGGGTCAATGTAGACCTTGAACTTACCTGCG